TACGCCGAAGGGGCGCCGACGTACCGGCCGCTCGCCGACGTGAGTGTCTCCGGGGGCCGGCTGACGGGCCGGCTCCTCCCCAAACCGTAAGAAAGGCTCCAATGGGATCGCGGTATCGGAAACAAGAAGAAGTCCGGCTCGAGCTCACCGGCGGCGACTGGCTGCTGGTCCGCAAGCACCTGACGGCCGGCGAGGAACGCGCCGCGCACGCTAAGGTGATCAAGGCCGGGACGATGCGCTCGGGGGAACGGCCGGAGCTCGACCTCGAGCATCTCGGGATCGCGCAGGCGGTGAGCTATCTCCTCGACTGGTCGATCACCGACGCCGACGACAAGCCGATCAAGATCCGCGACGCCTCGTATCCGTTCGTGTTCGCGGCGCTGCGGAACCAGACGCCGGAGTCGCTGCGCGAGATCCTCGAGGCGATCCAGGCGCACGATGCGGCGATGACCGAAGCGCGGGCCGAGGAAAAAAAACTCCCGGCTGGCGTGAGCGCACCGTAAGCGATCTGTATATCTGCCGGATCATGGGCTGGACGTATGACGACCTGCTCGATCTCCCGGTCGATGTCTACAGTGTGCTCGTGGAACAACTGAGCGCCGAAGCGGCGAAGTCCAAGAAGTAACCCAATGGCCCTATCCGCCACCTTTACGGCAAACTTCTCCAGCTTCTACGACGCCGTCGATAAGGCGGAGACGAAGTTGAAGGACTTCGGCGCCGGCGCGGAGAAGGCCGGCTAGCGGCTGAACGCGATGGGGAATCAGTTCTCTGGCGTCAAGATCATCCAGGACGCGACCTTGATGGTCAAGGCGATCGAGGACATTGGCGGCACGACGAAACTCACCGAGAAAGAACTCGCCAAGCTCGGCGCGACCGCGAATGAAGCGGTGGCGAAGATGAAGGCGCTCGGCATGGACGTGCCGAAGAACCTCCAGAAGATCGCGGACGAAACCAAGAACGCCAATAAAGCCGGCATCGACTGGATGGGCACGCTCACGTCCATGGCGGGCGCGATCGGGATCGCGTTCTCGATCGATGCGGTCGTCGGGTTTATCGGCTCAGTGTTCGACGCGGCGGACGCGGTGAAGGATCTCTCGCTGCAGTGGGGCTTCACTACGACGGCGGTCCAGAAGTGGACGGGCGCGGCCCGCGACAGCGGGATCAGTACTGAGGCGCTCGGCAAGTCGATCATGCACGTCACGGAGAAACTCTCCGAGAGCTCCGACGAATACGACGCGCTCCTCAAGAACATCGGGCTCAATAGCGACGCGATCCGGAAGCTGTCGAGTGAGGACGCGTATCGCGTCATCCTCGAAAAGATCACCGCGATCAAGGACGAGACCCTCCAGTACGACGTGGCGCTCGGCCTCCTCGGTCCTAGTGCGAAACACACGATCGGCGGGATCCGCGACGGCCTGGTGGAGGCGACGAAGGCCCAGGAGGCGATGTCGGAGGAAACGATCAAGCGGCTCGCCGCGGCCTCGGACGCCTGGGGCAAGTTCAAGGACGACGTGATCATCTTCTCCGGCGAGATGCTCGCCGAGACGATGAAGAACTCGAAGGCGCTGTTCTCGTCGTGGGGGAACTTCTTCACGATCATGGGCAAGGGGCTCAAGGCGCAATTCACCGGCGGCGATGACGTGAAGCAGTACGTGGCGGGGCTCGAGGCGGCGGGGAAAGCGGCGACGGATCTCGCGGCGGCGCTCGTCCCGGTGGCGTCCCACGGCGACGATGTGAATAAAGGGCTCCAGACGACGGCGGCCGTCACGGACGGCCTCAAGAAGAAAACAGAGGGGCTCACGGCGGCGGAAGTCGCCAGAAAGAAGGCGCTCGAGGACGCCAAGCGGGCCGAAGACGCCTATACGCGCGAACTCAAGAAGCACGACGACGCGCTCGACGACCTCGTCAACAGTTTCGGCGGCGCGGGCGGGAGCGGCGCGATCGGGAAAGCGAACCTTTATCTCGAGGCGATGAAGCAGGCGATTCCGATCGAACAGATGTCGGCGACGGCGAAGCTCAACATCCACAAGGCGATGGACGAGGCGATCGTCTCCTACCAGGCGGCCGGCCAGATGGCGCCGAAGGTCATGTACGACATCTGGCTCGCGACGAAAAATGCCACGGAAGGCGTCATCGAGTTCTCGTCCAGATGGAAGAACTTCGCGGACCTCGTCAACGCCCAACCGATTGATCTCGGGAAAGGGTTCGCGATGGCGCCGCCGCCCGAGCTCACGCCCTGGAAGGATGCGTTTACCGACTTCGCGAACACGCTCCCGGCGATCTTCGGCGCCGCGATGTCGGCCCGCGGCGCCGGGATGGGCAAGGTGCTCGGGCAGCAGATGGCCGCTGGGATCGGCGCGGCGATCGGGCCGGCCATCGCGGCCGGGATGAAGGGCACGACGGCTCAGAACAACATGGCGACGGCGTTGGGGATCGCGACCGTCACACAGATGTTCAGCGAGGTGTTCGGCAACATTATCGATGCCCAGAAAGCCTCGCAGCGGTTCGCCTACGCACTCCGACAGATGACGGACGACATGCACGCCGACCTTGTTGGGCCGAATAGCCCGTACGAGGATTTCGAGGATCTCGAAGCGGCGGCCAACGCGCTCGGTCTCACGTTCGCGGATGTCTGGAATCCGGACGGCGTGAACACGTTCGGGCACCACCTCCAAGAGCGTATTAATGAGTTTCTGACGCTTCAGGAAGAGAGCGACAGGTGGGCCAGCGAGATGGCGACGGCGCTCGAGGAGGTGATGGCGGCGGCGGCACGCTACGGGATCACCCTCGAGGAACTCGGCCCGGCGATGCAACGCCAGGAACTCGACAAGCAAGCCCAGCAACTGTACAAGGATTGGCAAGTCCTCAACCAAGCCGGCCTCGACACGATCGTGATTACCGATCACATGGGCGAGGCGGTGAGCGACTATGTCGATCAGGCGCTCGCGATGGGCCATGAAGTGCCGATCGCGATGAAGCCGATGATTGAGGCGATGATTCAGGCCGGCACCCTGACCGACGAAAACGGCGTCGCGTTCGAGAACCTCGAGGCGTCAGGGATCTCCTTCGCGATGACCATGAGCGAAGGCTTCAAGGGGATGATCGACGAAGTCAAGAAGCTCACCGATATGATCTCGCGGTCCCTGGGATTAGCGATCACGAACATCCCGCAACCGAAGATCACCGGCCAAGTGATCTGGGACGTGCAAAACCCGCTGGTGCCGGAGGCGCAGACGCACGGCGGCGAGGAGCACAGCTACGCGCAGGGGACGGACGGCTTCGTCAATTTCGGCAAAGGCACGCCGGTGATCCTGCACGGGTGGGAGGCGGTCGTGCCTCGAGGCGATACGGCGTCAATGGCCACGGTGAGCGGCGCCGGGAGCGGGCCGTCGTCGGCCGGCGAAATGCGCGTGGTCATTCAGCAGGACGGCAAGACGACGGCGGAGTGGCTGCTGCCGTTTATTCCCGGCGCGGCGCGGCGGCTGGGCCTGGCGGGCGTCTACTGATGGCCGACTACGCGCTCCAGATCGCCGGGGTCGAGCGGCCGTTACGGCTCGGCTCGCTCAGCCTGCAAACCGTCGTCAACGGCCGCCACGTGCTGTCGGCCGCGGTGCTGTCGGCGGCGGGCGCCTACCGGCCGGCCTGCGCGGACGAGGCCACACTCCTCGAGGACGGCACGCCGATCTTCGGCGGCGTGATCCGGGTGGTGGAGGAGGAAGGCGCCGATGGGCTCCCGATCGCCCATATCTCGTCGCGGATTACCTGCGACTCCTTCAACGTCTACGCGGAACGGCGCTTCGTCACCCTGACCATCCCGGCGGGCGTGACGCTGAAGGCGGCGCTCGAGCTCCTCGACGACTACTTGACCGGCTACGGCGTGACGCTCGACCCGGCCCAAGTGACCGGGCCGACGCTCGACGCGGAACAGACCGCCTACGGCCAGGCGCTTAATAGCGTGCTCGATACGCTGTCGCAGCGGACGGGGTTCATCTGGGAAATTGACGCGACGAAGACGTTCCGGATGTTCGAGCCAGGGACGGTCCCGTGTCCCTTCAACATCATCGATGGCGATCACCACCAGGTGGGCGATCTCAAGGTCGAGCGGTCGCGCGATCGGTACGTCAATCGGGTGATCGTCAAGGGCGGCAAGCCCGGCCTCTTCGATCTCGTGGATGCGTTCGTGGCCGATGGCGTCGAGGACACGTTCGCGTTGCGCCAGCCGATCGCCGGCCCGATGCCGCCGGTACCGACTCAGGACGGCGCGGTCGGCTACATGGTGGTGGACTACGGTCCCACCGGGACCGAGTCGCTGGCGGGGCTCCTGGCGCCTCCAGGGTTTCTCTGGGAATACGATCCGGTGGCGATCACCGTCCGACGCCGGCCGGGGCCGCCCGATGCGGGGCCGTTCCAGGTCCGCTACCAGGCGCAGTACCCGATCTTCGTGACGGTCGAGGACGCGGCCGAGATTGCGCTCCACGGTATTTGGGAAGCCGTCTATGAGTACCCGGACATCTACGATCAGGCGGTGCTCGAGGAGCTCGGCGCGTCGCTGCTTTCCCAGGGGCTCGAGATCAAGACGGAACTGACGATCCAGACGCGCGAGCTCGGCGCGCGGGCCGGCCAGTCGTTCACGGTGACGGCCGCGGCGCGCGACATCGACGCCGTGTTCCTGATTACCGAGGTCAATGCCGTCACCGAGGCGACCGCCGACAGTCTCCGGCGCACGCTCAAGTGTGTCGAAGGCAACCTCTTCAAAGGCTCGTTCCGCGGGCTGATCAAAGCCTGGCTCGGCAGCGGGACCGTCTCGGCCAGCACGGGGCCGCCGGTCGCCTCGACCGGGGGGGTGCCGGCGCTCCCGGTGCGGTCGGTGCAGTTCAACCGCGGCGGCGCGTTCGGCGGCGATGCGGCGTTCACCTACTACGAGACTGAGCACAGCGTCGTGTGCGGCGATCTGTCGAGTATCGACGCGGCCTCCTTCGCGTCGTGCCAGGTGTTCGGCTACGACAACCACATCGCGGATCCCTAAATGGCGATCACGGTCGTGCAAACCACGCCGGTCGTCGCGGCCCTCTCGACGGCGTCCGTGGCCGTGACCTTCGCGACGCCGCCGACCGTGGGCCGCGGCGTCATCGTGGCCGTGCTCTGGACCGCCTCGGGCGCGCTGACGACCTGTACAGACACGGCGGGCAACACGTATACGCTCGCCACGTCCCAAGTCCACCCATCCGGCGGCGTCATCGGGGTGGACGTGTGGGCGTGTCCGGCGATCACCGCGACGGCCACGCCCTTCACGATTACCGCCGCCGGGGCCAGCGCACAGAACCGCACGGCGCTGGCGCTGGAGGCCAGCGGCCCCATCGCGGTCGATCAGACGGCGGGGACCAACGGCAGCGGCTTCACGGCGGGGGCCGGCCCCACGGCGGCGCTGACGGGCACGGACGCGCTGCTCGTCGCGGCGCTGTCCACCGCCGGCACGCCGGCCTCGATCACGGTGGGCGCCGTCGTCCCGCCGTGGGTCCAACAGGCCGAACCGCTCAGTACGGTCTCTGGCGAGATCGATACACTGTCGCTTGGGTCCGCGCTGGGCCTGACGCCGAGTGTGACCTGGGCGCTCGGATCGGCCCACTTTGGGGCCGGCGCGATCGTCGCGTTCAAAGCCGGGACGGCGCCATCCCGCCGCGGGGCCTTTGTGGCCGGCGAGCACACGACGGTGACCGCGAGCCGTGCCGCCGCCTTCGGGCTCGACGGGAACACGAATACGCACGATGAAGAGGGCACGTTTAAGGTCTTCGGCAACGTCGCGATCACGGGCGACCTCGAGGTCGGCGGCGCCATCCCGGCGCACGCGACGACGCATGAGGCCGGCGGCGTCGATCCGATCCCACTCGATGACCTGGCCGCGCCGAGTGACAACACCGATCTGAATGCCACGACCTCCGCGCACGGGCTCCTCCGGAAATTGTCGGGCCTCGACGTGCAAGTGCTGCGCGGGGATGGCACCTGGGGGATGTCTCCTCTTACAAGCGGCGTGTTCGCCTACGTCTTCAGTACGACCACCACGGCGCCGCCGGGGAGTCAGCGGATCCGGTTCGATGCGGGGCATCCCTATACGGCCGTGACCAAACTGTGGGCGGACTTCTCCAGCAGTAACAGTGAAGACCTGTACTGGGGCTGGATGCGGATCCGCGTGGGCTCACTCCTCATGGTGCAGGACAAGGACAACCACCTGCAATATGCCGAGTTCACCACGACGGGGCTGCCGATCGACCATGGGACGTACGTGGAATTGCCGGTCGCCTGGGCCAGTAATGGCACCGCCCTGGCGGTGCAAGCGGTGCTGGTGCGGGTCACGGCGCCGGCGCCTGGGGGCAGTACCGCCGTCCGGCGTCAGGTCACGCTGGTGGTCGATAACGGGGCCTCCGCGATTACGACCGGCTTCAAGACCTGGACCTCCATCCCGCTGGCCGGCACGCTGAAGAAGTGGCGACTCCTCGCGGACGTGAGCGGGTCGATTGTGATCGATGTGTGGCGGGACACCTACGCGAACTTTCCGCCGACGGTGGCCGACACGATCACGGCGAGTGCAAAGCCGACGCTCAGTTCGGCCACGAAGAACGAGAGCAGTACCTTGACCGGGTGGACGACGGCGTTCAGTGCGGGGGATGTGTTCGGGTTCAACGTCGATTCGGTCGCGACGGTGAAGAAAATTAGCCTGACCTTGGAGTTTGAGTAATGGCGATGACGGCCTATCCTTCACTCAATCCGGTGTCGGGCGCCGGCCACACCAAAGGCGCGTACGTGCAGATTGTGGCCGCGACGCCCTATGACAGTTCGCGCGTGTTGCTGATCGCGGAGTTTGGCTCGACGGGGACGCAGCGCTATTACCTGATGGACCTCGCGACGGGGGGCGCGGGATCGGAAACGGTGATTGTGGCCAATATCGCCGTCCATGTGGATCTGGATCAGATTGCCAGCATGTTCATTCCGTTGAATGTCCAGATCCCCGCGGGGACCCGATTGTCGATCCGGGCGCAGTGTAATCTCGCCACCTCGGGCATCACGGTGCATGTGTACCTCGACGATCGCGCCTTGGCCTCCTTGGTCAACCCGGCGACGTATGGACCCGACACGTCCACCTCGCGGGGCACGATTGTCGATCCCGGCGGGACCGCCAGTACGAAGGGCAGTTACGTCCAATTAACCGCCAGCACCGCCACGCGTATTGATACGGCGGTGCTGTGTCTCACCCACGATCCGACCTCCACCACGATTGCGAGCGGATCGCGGTGGTCGATCGATGTGGCCACGGGGGCCGCCGGGGCCGAGTCCATCATCCTGCCGGACCTCACGGTCGCCGGCAACAGCATCACCACCGCCGTCCGACCCGGCTTTCTGTATTTTCCGGTCTCGATCGCGGCGGGCACGCGGATCGCCGTCCGGTGTAATTGCAATCTCACGACGTCCACAACCCGCAAAATCTGCGTGACGCTGATCGGGATGCAGGAACCGCCCAGCACCGGCAGCAGCCGGGAAGTCTC